ACAGAAGAAATGCGCGATTTGTGGAATCAACTAGAGGACAGCCGATATGGAGGCCGCGGAGATGTTTGAGGCCTATGACCGACGCCTATCAAAAGTATTGGGTCAATCACCAACTAAGGAAGGTGCAATCCAGCTGGCATTGACTGCACTCAGGTCTACCAAAGGAAGCGAACGACATCGGAAGGAGGACATTTTGATCAGGCAGGAACCCGCTGCACCAGTCAAGACGTACTACTTCAACAACTTCGATACGCCCTCAACAAAAATCATCAGGAGGAAAACCCTATGATCACCCGCGAGAAAGAGGCTTCAACGCCAATTGAATGGACTGATGAGGAATTGAGTGACCGTTGCAAGCGTGTTACTGAACTCCAATCAATCATTGAGCTAACCAAAGCTGAGCTTGACATTTGCAAGGCAGGAATCCTGGAGTATCTACGGTCCCGCCAACAAAAGACTTGTTTAGTTGATGGCTTTGCTTTTAGCGCAACCAAGAAGCGCACTGTTGTGTACAGCCGTAGTTTCGATCGAGATCTAGAGCGTCTGAAGAAGCTCCACAAGGACCAGATCGATTCAATGAAACGTGTCGAAGAGAAAAACTGCCACGACCCTAAGTACAAGGGTGATCAGCAGGCAGAGATCACGATTGACGAATTCCACCATTTGACTATCAAAGCCTTAGCCCCGGAGGCTGATGAACTTTGAACTTGCTTGTTTACGTGCGCGACTAATGGCTCAATTTCATGGTCGTGCGGTTTTTGTGATCAGCCTTGCGAGTGGTTTCGAGGCGACGACCAATCCACCGAATATGGATTGCATTCGGTACACCGCAACTGTCCCCCACCTTCATCCAAACAAATGACCAGACGATCCCGCAGAACAATTGATCAAGTCCGTCAGATTCGGCTTGCATATGAAGCTGACCCCCAGACAACGATTGGTGTCTTGGCTAAGCAGCATGGGGTTAACAAGTCCACGATTTTCCGAATTGTTTCTCGTAAATCTTGGAAGAAAGTGGCATGACAAAGCAAAAAAAATCCCCAGGTTTCTCAGGCCCAGGGATTGGGGTGTACGAAGGCCAAACGGTTTCTCAGGCCGTTGGTGATCTACGTACCCATCTCACCACCGCTGACGGACGTTCTTCAAACGTTCGCAATCAGTGGGCGCGAGTTCAACAAGAACTCAGCTGCTTTGCAAGCCTAGCATTGACCAAAGCAGGTTGCCAGGTCAACTAAATCATTTCAGGTTTTCCGGCAGGGCAGATGGAATAGGAACCGTCTGAGGATCTCCCTAGATGAAGCGCTCCACTGCACGGGCTATGTGGTGGTTGATTTCTGGAGCTGGAGGGTCAGCAAAGGAATAGCGCCTATCTCGTGAACGAGGGGTCCCATCGAGGAGATGCGGTGGTTCCAACGTCGAATTGCCGTCATAGGCCGCATTCAAGATCCTTACCTGTAAGCCCGGACATTCTTTTCTCAATTTATTCTTCACAGTCATGTTTCAGAAACGATCACGCAGATTCGGCAAATTCAGTCCACGCAGCGGGAGTTTCACGCGATATTTGGATGCAACAGGTCAAGCATTTATTCAACCCGATGGGAAGAAAACCGAATCAAGCCAACAACAAACAAGCCCTAGGATAAATACAACTATATCCTGGAGCCGAGATGCATTTCGTCGGGCAAGCTGAGGCCGCTAATCTAACAGAACTGTGGGTGGCGGAGCGCATATTATTTTTACTAGATGGCATCCGTCAGGAGGACGCCCAATGTATTGCTGAGGAGTGGGGTCTTGATTGGCCTGAGCACCTTTATGACGACCCACTAGCCTGAAGATCATTGCGGTAGGTATTCCTGCCGCTTTTTTATGGGTTCACATGGATTCTGTTATTTGTATCGATTTGAGGTGCATCTAGTCGTTACGCTTAGGACTGCGACGAAAGACAGATGTTTGCACCTGCATTAATGATCAAGACAGAGAGCCCCGAAATGGTGCTGTATCCATTGGCCGGTATTACTGACATTGAGATGGCTGCAGCCAACAAAAATTTTGCTGAGAGGGGCTTGCCTTACAGGGTTGTACGAGCTGCTTCGGAGCAGGACTTGCGACTAACGGCCTGAGGTACGTTTATATAGGTGTAGGTAATTAGAGAATATTGGAGTTCGTCACCGACGCCGCAGTACCGCTTTATTTGATCCCAGCTGGGTTCCGTCATCCATTGGCGCACCAGTATGAGGAGATTGACGAAGATGGTGATCTATGTCGGTCATATGACGAATTCGGTTTGGCTTCTGTATTGACCTATGCCTATACGAGGCGTGTCCAGAAAAAAGCTGAGTATTCCACGATTGAGGCAATCATTGGGGAATGCCTGGAGCAATCAAGGCATACGCCGAAGGAAAACAAGGAACTGTTCCATGCGATAAAAAGGTGCATAAAGGCAGGCGACGAAGACCAGACCCTGGGTTATTCCAAGGTTCTGATATCGAAGATCGCGCTGGCTTTAGCCGAACAACATCCTGATTCTGACGATGACGACGATGAAGCAGATTGAGCCAAGCGTCAACGATCAGCTGAAGTTTGCCCGACTTGTCAAGGACCTGGACAAGATGGATCTAGCCCAGATGAAGAAGGTGACGATTGAACTGGCTCGTCTGGCTTTGATCATGCAACCAGCTGCGATCAGATGGGCTGCGCATGAGGCAGCCACCAACATGACCGAGACATATGGAGTATCTGATGGAAAAGCCTGAGGGTTTAACAGAGCGGCAGATATTGGCTGCCCAATCACTAGCTGGTGGATTAACGATGCGGGATGCGGGACGACGCGCTAATTGCAGTGTGGAGGCCATCAAGAATTGGAAGAAGCGCCGTGATTTTATGGATGCGGTGTGGTCGCATCAACAGGAGTTGTTTCAACAGACTTTTGGTGTCACGACAACCGCGTTGCCATTAGCGATCAGTAAGTTGACGGAGATTGTGCAGGACCGCGACCCTGAGATCAATTTGTCCGTTAAGGTTCAAGCATGCAAGATTTTAATTGACGCAGCACAGAAGCAATATGAAACCAGAGCAATTGAAAGGCGTATCGAGCACTTAGAGACCTATGCCAACAGGGCGGACGTTACAGTCGAGGCTGAACCAGTTAGAGAACTCCCTCCAAGAGCGTTTGGCGGCGGAGGAAAAGCGCAAACGTGAGAATACGGCTGAGGGTTTTGTACCCAGATTCCCCACCGCCGATCGTTGGAACGAATTTGCGAAGCTTACCTGGATCCGTAGTGGCGGATCTATCAAGCCATTTAAGCCGTTTCCAATACAGCAGGAACTAGTCAGTTCGATCTGTGTAAATCAATATACGATTTTGCTTAAGAGCCGTCAGGTAGGGGCTTCTGAGACGGTGTGTAGTTATTTATTATGTCGAGCATTAACAGAGCCAGGATTCACGGCTGTGGTTTTCAGTAAAACCGCAACTGACTCTGGATCATTGGGTAAAAGGATTCGCGCACAAGCGGCCAGTATTGCTGATTCTGGTATTGAGTTTGCGACAGAATCAAATAGTGAGTTAGCAATCAAAGGTCTTGGCACGATTTACTTCTTACCTGCGACACCTCGGTCAGCGCGTGGAATCCCAAGCGTTTCAGTTGTTGTGTTGGATGAGGCCGCTTTCTTGGACGGAGCAGACCAAATCTTCACGGCAGTCCAACCGACGATGGCGACCCTAGGGAATGACCCTGTGACTGGTGGCAAGTTCATTGTGATGAGCACGCCCAATGGATTAGGCAACTGGTTCAGCAGCATGTGGCATCAGGATGACGACGAATGGAATAAGTTCAAGATTCACTGGAAAGATATCCCGATCTATGCCAAGGATCCAAAGTGGGCGGCAAAGACTCAACGCAAGGCGAAATTAAGTCAACGGGCATGGGAGCAGGAATATGAGCTGTCGTTCACAGCCTCCGAGGCGCAGATCTTCAATCCGGAGCTGGTGGAACTGGCCTGCAATGGCGAGACGATCGAGGCGGGTTTTATGGGGCGTGAATACCTATGTGCAATCGACCCAGCGGCGGGAGGCGATGATTACTGGTGCAGCATCATTATGGATATCACAGTGCTGCCATATAGGGTCGTCAATATCTTTCGTCAGCGCCATAAAAGTAGCGATTATTGCATAAATCAAATAATCGAGCAGTGTGAGAACTTCATGCCTGTCAAAGTAATTGTGGAAAAGAATGGTGTTGGTGCCATTGTTTCTGAGGTGCTATCCAAGAAGCTGGCACGTTATATGGTTGAACCGTATAACACCAACAGACCAAACAAAATCAGCAATACGGATCGAGTGGCTTATATGTTGGAACGAGAAGAATTGATGTTACCCAGAGAACCTTTTTATCAGGAGTTGCTGATGTTTCAACAGAAAGAAAATGGAGATCGTAGGGCTGGAGAGGGCGCTCATGATGACAGCGTTATGGCTCTTGCTCTGGCCGTCCAGGCATGCGCTACAACTCCTACAACTGAGTGGCTTGATTTGGTATGAGCTTGCCTGTGGAGTATAGAGAGGAGGTCAAATCAATGATCGATGCGGAATTAGCAAAGCATGTCCGTGACTCAGCAATCCTGAGCGCATTTTTGGGAGCTATTGTCTTGGCGCTTTTTGTCGACGGTCTGTTGCGGATGATGGGTGTTGTCCCACCATTTTTGGGTATTGACGTTCGAGTGGTCGAAAGCCTTAGGCATTTTGCAACTGCGTACATGTGCTAAAACTGATTCAGTTTCGGAAGACCTGTGACTACAACCTCTGATAATACGTGGACATTTGAGCCCAGTTCACTGGGTGCTGAACGCTTTAAGGCAGCCTCTCAATATCAAGCCGGGATGCTTGATTCTATGAAGGATACAGTTTCGGAGTACATGGATGAGGAAGGCGGTGAGAAGTTGATTTTCACCCACTTGGAAGCCGCGGCCTTAGACGCATTGCTGTATCACCAGGGCATGGTTGATAAGATCCAATCTGTAATAGATAGACTGGAAGTATCGAGTTAGATATGGAAGTTTGGCTGAAACTCAGGAAAACTCTGAACTCAGAATAGACGGCGTTCTAGTTAATGCGATTTCAGGGCTTGGCACTAAACGTGACAAGTCTCGCTATACAGGCTTACAGACCCAGGCAAGGCTGTCTGAGACTGAATTAGAGGCCATGTATATGGACCCTTTGTGCAGAAGGGTCGTTGATGTATTTGCAGAGGCTGCTCTAGCCAAGCCCCCAACAATTAAGTTCGGGGAGGAAATGGAAGGGCATGACGAGATTCTGCGAAAGTTCGAGACATATTTGGATCAGCAGCATGTCTTTTTCTTTATTGAGGAAGCATTGAAGTTGCAGCGCATTTATGGCGGTGCTGCGATTTTCTTGGTTTGTGATGACGGCATGGATCCTGAGTTGCCGTTGGATGTAACGCGCATTCGTGAGATCACGGATTTGGTGCCGTTATCTAAGCGTGAGATCAAGCCCGACACATATTCATATCTGGATTATCGACAACCTGAAAAGTACAGAATCTCAACCAGCAAGACACTCAATGAGAACAACGATCTGCAGTATATGCTGGTGCATAGTAGTCGTGTGCTTCGTTTCGACGGACTGTATCTTCCGTGGCGGCAAAGAGTGCAGAACGACGGTTGGGGCCTCAGCTGCCTCGAAACGTTCTTCGAGCCGTTCAAAAGATATCGTGCGGCGACAGATGGTTTATCGACGATGCTGTCGGAAATCGATCTATTCATCCACAAAATCCCTGGGATGAGTCAGATCGTTGCATCTGGACGTGAGGCACAACTAAAGAACCGACTAGAGGCGAATTCATTGTCGCGATCTATTTAT